CGGACGCGGTGAAGAAGTACGCCCGGGAGATGGGGCTCACGCCCGCGGCGCGGGTGGGCCTGAGAGGAGAGATCGATGAAAACGCGAACTCGGCGACGTCGAAGCTCGACGCCATCATCCGCGCAGCTCGCCGCGCCTAAGCCTGAAGGCGAAGTCGTCGCGGACTTTATCGAGTCATTCTGTCGCCTCTCGAAGGGCGACGGCGCAGGAGAACTAATCCGCCTCCGAGATTGGCAGAAGGAGATCCTCTCGGAACTCTTCTCGCATCGTGAGGATGGTCGCCGTAAGTATCGGCGCGGCCTTCTCTTAATGCCGAGAAAGAACGGGAAGTCCATCCTCGCCTCGGGCGTCGCGCTCTACTCACTCTTTACCGAAGTCGGAGCCGAGGTCGCGATCGTCGCAGGGGATAGGGCTCAAGCGCGGATCGTCTTCCGAGAGTGCGCGCGTATGGTGGAGCTCGATCCGAACCTCTCCCGAAAACTTCGCGTTATGCGCGACGTGATCGAGTACCCCGAGACGGGCTCCGTCCTTCGCGTGCTCTCGTCGGACGCTTCACGCGCGGAGGGTTACAACTTCTCGACCGTCATCTTCGACGAGATCCACGTTCAGCCCGACGATCGTCTATGGGCGACGGTAAACCTCGGATCGGGTACGCGAAAGAATCCTCTCGTCCTCGGCATCTCGACCGCGGGCGCGCGGACGGATTCACGAGGTCAGGACTCCATCTGCTATCGACTCTTTCAGTATGGGATGCGCCTTCAGTCGGGGGAGGTTCAGGACGACGCCTTCTTCTTCCAATACTTCCACGCATCCGAGGAGATCGCGTGGGATTCGCCCGAGGCGTGGGCCGCGGCGAACCCTGCGTTCGGAGACTTTCTCGACCCCGAGGACTTCGCCGCCGCCGCGAAGTCCATCCCGCGAGACGAGTTCGAGACGAAGCGTCTTAATCGTTGGATTCAGCGCGCGACCTCGTGGCTCCCGACGGGCTCCTTCGAGAGGCTCGAGTCTCCGCGCCGTCTCATCCCGGGCGAGAAGATCGTGGCGGCGTTTGACGGATCTTTCGACGGCGACGCATCGGTTCTCTGCGCCGCGACGCTCGATGGGCACGTCGAACCCCTTCTCTGCTACGAGCGTCCGATCGACGATCCTCATTGGCGCGTCGATATCTCCGAGGTAGAGGCGGCGATCCTCGAGCTCGCGAAGAAATACGAGATCGTCGAGCTCGCGGCGGACCCGTTCCGTTGGGCGAGGAGCCTCGAGATCCTCGAGCGCGAAGGTCTACGGGTCGTCCACTATCCGCAGAGTCCCTCCCGGATGGTCGCCTCGTCTCAAGCGTTCTTCGAATCCGTCACGCAGGGGACGCTCACGTGGGGCGGGGAGCCGAACCTCTCGAAGGCTCTCGTTCGGCATCTCGCGAATACGACCGTCAAGACGGATCGTTTCGGGCCGCGCATCGTCAAGGAGCATCGCGGATCTCCGCGAAAGATCGACCTCGCCGTCGCGGCGGTTATGGCATTGGATCGGGCGCGCTATTATGCGTCAGAGGCGGAGAAGCCGTCCCGAAGTGTGGAGTTTTTTAGCCTATGATTTCGAACGTCCTCGAACTTTCAGGCGTCGCCCTGCTACTCTATGCGGCGTACCTCGTTCATCCCGCGTCCATTATCGGACTCCTCGGGATCGCGCTAATCGTCATCGGATACGAGAGGGGTAAGAAGTGAGCATTATTCGCCGCGTCCTCGGAACGAATAAGGAGGAGCGAAACCTTAACGGGCTCGGGCTCATCCCTTCCGCCTTCGATCGCGTTCCGGGACTTAGCGCGCCTCTCGTAAACGAGAACTCCGTTCTCGGACTCTCGACCGCGTGGGCGTGCGTAACGATTCTCGCCGATATCATCTCAACACTCCCTCTCGATTCTTACGTTCGCGATAACGGTCAGCGTCGCCCGTATCGCCCCGGAGGATCTAAACCCGAATGGATGATTACACCGATCCCCGGATCTAATACGACGATTAACGAAACCATCTCCCAGATTACGGTCTCCCTTTATCTTTCGGGGAACGCCTATATCTTCGCACCTCGCGACCCCGACACTCTCGCGCCGTTGGAGGTCAGGGTCCTCGATCCTCGTTCGGTGGACGTGAAGTACGAAGGCCGCGACGTCATCTATACGATTCGCGGCGGCGCAGAGTCGCGACAATACGGACCCGAGACGATTATCCATATTCCATTAATCACGATTCCGGGTCAGGCGAAGGGCGTTAATCCGCTCGAAGCTTTACGGAATACTCTCGGCCTCGGAATGACGCTCGACTCTTCCGCCGCCTCGTTCTTCGCGACGGGTAGCACTCCGACGGGCATCATCGAGACGCCCGACACCTTGACGGCGGATCAGGTGAAGACGCTAAAGGAGGGATGGTTGCGCCATCATACGGGCGCGAACGCTCACACTCCGGGCGTCCTCTCAGGAGGCGCGACGTTTAAGGCTCTATCCTTCCGCCCTGAAGACGCGCAGCTCCTCGCCTCGCGCGAGTTCACGGTGAACGAGATCGCGCGCATCTTCCGAGTGCCGCCGCAGCTTCTCGCAGTCACGACTCCGGGCGCGATGTCGTACTCATCCGTCGTCGAACTGAATGCCGCCTTCGTCTCCTATACGCTACGACCGCTCGCGGAGAAGATCGAGCGCGCACTCTCTCTCCTTATTCCTCTCCCTGAAGCGTTCGCTCGTCTATCAATGGACGCTCTTCTCAGGGGCTCAACGCGCGATCGGTATGAATCAATGAGGATCGGCGTTTCCGAAGGTTGGCTCTCGATTTCTGACGTAAGGCGTCTAGAGGACCTCGCGCCGATTGACGACGCCTCCGCGAACGCATATCGTCAGCCGCTCGCTCAGGCCGACTCTGCGATCGCATCGGCGCAGCAAAAGGCGAACGTCTACTCCGCTCTCATCGGATCGGGGATGGACCCCGCAGAGGCTAAGAGGATCGCGAAACTATGACGTTCACGTCGCGTCACTACACAATCGGAACGGCGACGGTCGCGATCGGAACGGCATCCGCCAAGAATACGCACGAGCTCTCGATCTATAACGACTCTAATAAGTCAATCTTTCTCGGGGCGTCGGATGTGACGACGGCGAACGGATTCCATATTCCCGCGTCGTCGTTCCGAGAAGTGAAGATCGCGAACGGCGATATCCTTTACGCCGTTTCCCTTGATGTGGACGGCGAGGCCCACGTCTTCGATTTTCAGGTGGACCCGTGATCCTGATCTTCGATATCGACGGAACGCTTACGACGAGCGGCAATACTCCGAACGAACCCGTTATCGCGAGGCTCCGCGAAGAGGCCGAGAAGGGCGAGAGGATCTTTATCGTCTCAGGACGCGCCGTCGCCCGGTTGGACGAGACGAAGGCGTGGCTCGCAGAGAACGAGATCCCGTACGAGGCGATCTACCTTCAGGACTTCTCCGAAGATTCGAGCCTCCCCGTGATCGAAGCCTTTAAGGCGTTTAAGTATTCGAAGCTCCTCGAAGAGTTCGGCGATCAGATCGGCTACCTCGTGGACGACGACGCCGAGGCGCGAGATGCCGCCGAGGGAATGGGGATCGACGCCTACGGCCCCGAGGCGTTCGTCCGCCTCTCTGCCCGAGCGATCGATCCCGACGGCTACGAGCCCACGGCAGAGATGCGCGCCGAGGCGGAGAAGGGCCTCGAGTGGCGGCGAGAGTTCGGGCGTGGCGGTACGGAGATCGGGATCGCACGAGCTCGAGATATTTCGAACGGACGACGACTCCCCTACGAGACGGTCGTAAGGATGTCGTCTTACTTCGCGCGTCACGAAGTCGATAAGGAGGCGGAGGGATTCCGCCCGGGCGAAGACGGCTATCCGTCGAACGGTCGTATCGCGTGGGCTCTATGGTCGGGAGATAGCGGGATGGCGTGGGCATCGCGTATCATCCGTGAAGCGTCCGAAGAAGACGCGCAACGAAACGAAGGAGACGAGATGGCGATCGAGTTCCGACGCACAACGGCAGAACTACGAGCCGTGGACGAGGACGGGTTTACGTTCGAGGGTATGGCGGCAGTCTACGACTCGCCATCCGCGGAAGGCACGAACCCCGAGATCGTAAAGAAGGGCGCGTTCGCCCGCTCTCTCGCCGCCGCAGGGCGCGGAGAATGGGACGTGAAGGCATACGCCGATCATAATCCCGAGCGTCTCCTCGGCACGACGAAGACGGGAACCCTCGAGCTCGAGGATCGCGAGGACGGCCTCCTCGCCCGCATCCGCCTAAACCCGAACGTCTCGTTCCATCGCGACCTCGCAGAGATCGTCCGCACGATGGGAAAGTCCCTCGGGCTCTCCTTCGGGTTCTACTCCACGAACGCGAATAAGGTGAACGAGGACGGCGTCCGCGAACTTCGCGACGTGAAGCTCGTCGAGGTCTCCGCCCTTACGGGGCTCTCGCCCTACTATCCGTCCACAATCTCGACCGTATCCGTCCGATCCCTCGCCTCCGAGGCGGGCCTCGAGATCGAGCCTCTCCGCGCCGCGGTGAACGCGCTCCTCTCCGGGGACGTCTCTGAGGATCAGGCTCGCCTCCTCGCCGAGGCGATCGCCGCAGTCGTCGCCGAAGACGAGGCGGAGAAGGCGGAAGATATCGCCGAAGGCGAGGTCGTCGCCGAAGAGACTCCCGAGGAGATGATCGTCGAAGAGTCCGCGCCGCGCAGCGTCCCGCGATCCACGCGGGAGAAAGAGATCGAACTCGCGAAGCGCGCGCTACGATAACAAAACCGAAACGCTAAGGGCGAACGTCTAAGGGCGAAAGTACCGCACGAGTCGCGCCGCCGGGACGGGTGTTTAATAAAAAACAATAGTGAAGAAAGGGTGAAACTATGTCTGTCGTCAATCAGCTACACGACGCCTACCGACGCGATTTCGAGGCCGCTAAGGCTCTCGTTTCCCGCGCATCGGAAGAGGCTCGAGAACTTTCCGCAGAGGAAGAGGCTCAGTATTCCAAGCTAAACGAGGCTATGGATTCTAAGCTCGCGAAGATCGAGGACCTAAAGAAGGGCGAGGAGCGTTCAGCGAAGCTCTCCGCCGTGATCGGGGCCGTCGAAGTCGCAACTTCTAAGACGATCGAGAATGACGCCGACGCTCTTCGCGCCTTGATTAAGGGCGACAAGCGAACCGCTAACTTCGAGATGCGCGCACTCGCAACCGCAACCGCGACGACTCCCGTGACGTTCGCCGACTTCGTCGTCGAGCAGCTCGTGAACGACAACGTTGTATATGCGGGCGCAACGAAGATTCGCACAACCGATAACCGAAACATCACCGTTCCAATCCTCGCAGGTACGGCCCCGGCGGCGGCATTTGTCGCTCAGGGTGGCACGATCAGCGCGGCGGACCCGGTGTTCACTTCGATTACACTCGGATCGTTCGCAGCCGCTACCCTCACGCTCGCTTCACGCGAGCTCGTGGATAGCGCAGGGTTTAACCTCGTGGAGTACGTGGGACGAGCCGCAGGTGCTCAGATCGCGCAGCTCGCGGGTTCAGCCTGTACCCTCGGAACGGGAACGGTTCAGCCTACGGGCTTCATTTCCGCTCTCACGACCGCGGGCGCACTTACGACCGCAACGAAGGGCGGAACGGTCACGGCGACCTTCTTCGACCTCTTGGACGTTCAGACCGCACTCTACGCTTTGGCCCCTAAGTACCGCAACGCGAATACCGCGTGGCACGTATCAACGGGCGCAGCGCGAAAGATGCGCGGATTCCAAGATCTAAACGGTCAGTTCGTTTGGCAGGCGTCGCAGGCTGCGGGTCAGCCTGAAACCCTCCTCGGCTACCGCGTGATCGAGAATCCATATATGGCGGCGGTCGCTTCGGCCTCTAAGTCCGTGGCGATCGTTCACGAGCCTTCGATCTATATCCGCGAGGCAGGTTCTCTGTCCGTGGCTACGAGCGAGGATCGTTATTTCGAACTTAACTCGATCGGCATCCGATCGATCTATCAGTTCGACTCGAACCTCCCCGACGGCGCAGCGGGCCGAATCCTCGTCTCAGCGAATAGCTAAGACGGGCGGGTCGCCGTAAGGTAGACTCACGGAGAGGGTCCTCGGGGAAACCCGGGGGCCCTCTCCATTTATAGGAGCAGGAAAGGAGGACGGAGGCGATGGCACTTCGCGTAGCAGTCTCGACGAATGCCCCGTGGGTGGGCTCGGGATACGGTGCTCAAATGGCGGAGCTCGGACCGCGAATGAAGGCGGACGGGCACGACGTATCAATCCTCGCGAACTATGGACTCTCGGGAACCGTCCTTGATTGGAACGGGATCTCCGTTTATCCGCAGGGAATCGACGCCTATTCGAACGATCTTCATCCCGCGCAGATGGCGCGCATCCGGGAAGAGACGAAGGATCGTCCGTTTTTGGGGATGACGCTCTTCGACGTATGGCCTCTCAAGAATCCCGAATGGGATAACGTCCCTCTTCTTTCGTGGACGCCGATCGATCACTCGCCCGTCACTCCCGAAGTCCTTCAGTTCTTCCGTCGCGGCGGTCGTAAGTGGGCGGTCGCGATGAGCCGATTCGGAGAGACGGAACTTCTTAACGCGGGACTCCCGCGCGATCAGGTGTTCTATGCGCCTCACTCATTTAATCCCGAGGTATGGCGACCCGAAGGCGAGACGATGCGTAAGACGATGAGCATCCCGGAGGACGCGCATCTCACGTGGATCAACGCCGCGAATAAGGGCTCCACCCCGGTTCGGAAGTGTTGGAGCGAGCAGCTTACGGCGTGGGCAATCTTCGCCGCGCGTCATCCCGACGCATATCTTTATCTTCATACGGATCTCTCGGGGATGGCGCAGGGCGTCGCGCTCGAGCCGCTAATGAACGCGCTCAAGATGCCGCGAGATCGAATCCGTATCGTTCCCCAATACGAATACAGAATGGGCATTGATCAAAAGACAGTCTCGAATATTGCGCGCTCCGCGGACGTTCTCCTTCACGCAACGCGAGGAGAGGGCTTCGGGGTGAGTCAGATCGAATCCCTCGCCTCGGGAGTCCCGATCGTCTCGACGAGGTGGACGGCTATGACGGAACTATGCGGCGCAGGGTGGCTCGTAGAGGGTCAGGTCGAATGGGACTCGTTTCAGGGCTCGTGGTGGAAGGTCCCGAATATCGACGCGATCGTCGCCGCGCTCGAGGCCTCGTACGCCCTGAAGGGCGATACGGAGGGCTCCGCCGCGATGAAGGCTCAGGCCGTCTCGTTCGCCGAGCAGTACGCAACGCCCCGGGTATACGATGAGCATTGGAAGGCGATCTTCGAACGGATGGAGGTCGAGCTTAAGAAACCCGTCCCGACGGGCGGGGTGAATCGGGAGGAGCGGCGAAAGGCCCTCCGAAAGGGGAAGAAGTGAGCGAAGTAACGGTTATCACTGCATCGCTCCCGGATCGATCGTCGCAGCGCGAAGAATGTATTCGCAGCGTAGCGGCGCAGATTATTAAACCTGCGGACCATCTGATCGCGATTGACTATCAAAAGATCGGAGGGTGGCGGCCTCGGAACGTCCTCGCCTCGCAGGTCGAGACGGAGTGGACGCAGCTCCTCGATGACGACGATCTCCTTCTTCCGAATCATCTCGAGACGATGCTCGATCACGCCGAAGGCGCGGACGTCGTCTACTCCTACGCGACGGTTATCGGAGATCCTGCGTTTAATCTTTATAACCGTCCCTTCGATCCCGATCTCCTGCGAACGACTTCGATCGTCTCGCACGTCGCGATGGTGCGAACGGAACTCATCCTCGATCTCGGCGGGTTCGATAACGTCAAGGGCTACGATTGGCGTTTCTGGGTTAAGGCTCTCGATGCCGGGGCGAAGTTCGTCTCCGTTCCCGACGTAACGTGGATCTATCGTCTCAACCCTGAATGGGTTCACGAATCCCGTCCGTGAGGCGCGCAGTCATCCTCGCCGCGGGTAAGGCGACTCGTCTCGGCGGTACGAATAAACTTCTCGTAGAGGCGGGCGGCGTCCCCGCGCATCGTTGGCACGAGAGGCTCCTCCGAGGCATCCCGACGACGATCGTCACGAGAACGGATGACGTGAAGGCAGTCGCCGAGGCTACTCCGTGGGCGAGGGTCATCGCGCACGATGAGACGGACGGACCCGTCGGAGCCCTGCGCGCCTACCTCTCGATTACGCGATGGCCCGCGGAGGAGACGATCGTCCTCTTCGCAGATACCCTCCTCGCCCCGCAACCTCTCCCCGAGGGCTCGTGGGTAGGGGTCGCCCCTGCGCCCGCTCGCACGTGGGATCTCCCGTCACGGTGGGGATGGACGCGAGGGAAACCCTATCTCGCAGTCTGCGTGGGGATCTACGCCTTCGCCTACCCGGAGCGTCTATATGCGGCGATCCGCGCGATGGCGATCGGACCCGAGGTCCCGTTCTCTGATCTCCTCCAACGCTACGCCTCCGATACGCAGCTCCATCAAAACACCGTCCGAGGGTGGCACGATGCGGGAGATCCTGCGGCGATCGCCGCTGTCCCCGACTTCGAGAACGTGCTCTCCGAAGATCCGCCGAAGTCCGACGTCGTGGGATGGGTCGAGACGGCACTCACGAGGTAAGATAACCGCGCGCGACCGCGCGAAGAGAAGGAGATACCGTGGCGATTACGAACGGATACGTTACGCGGGACAACGTCCAACAGGCCCTCGGGCTCGGGACGGCTACGCTCGTCCCTGATTCCGAAGAGATCGATCAGGTCGTCACGAGCGTTTCTCGCGCGATCGATGATTATTGCGGACGCTTCTTTTACTCCGTCGCAGGGACCGTCACGTTTACCGCGGATAACTATCTCTTTCTCCCGATTGGAGATTGGAGCGTGGTTACTTCGATTAAGACGGACGAAGACAATGACGGGACGCCTGAGATCACGCTCACGGCGGGAACGGATTATCGCCTCGCGACGAATAAGGTCGTCCCCGGATGGCCCTATACCGCGATTCAGATTACGAGCTTCGGTTCTCATACCCTCCCGCTCGGCGTCACGGAGGGCGTACAGGTGATCGGGACGAGAGGTTGGGGCGGAAGCGTCCCCGAGCCCGTGAAGGCCGCCGCGCTCCTACAATGCTCACGAATCCACGCGAGACGTCAGTCGCCCTACGGGGTCGCCGGGTCACCTGAAGGCGGCATCGTACGCCTCCTCTCGCGCCTCGATCCTGACGTGGAACTAATGCTCCGCCCGTATCGAGTCATCCGCGAGGCGGTCTAATGGCGTTCGACGACGCGACGATCCTCGAGGCTCTCGCGGCGCATATTAAGGCGGCGACTCCGCCTACGGGCGAAACCCTGAAGCAGTCCTTCGCCTACCCTCCCGACGGGATGGGCGCGACCCCTGCGGTCGTCCTCTACCCGGGCGGCGACTCCATCGCCTACGGGGCCTCGAATCGGCAGACGAACCTCTCCGTTACGGCGACGCTTTATCTCCCGCTCGTGGAGTACGCGCGGAACTATGCGAGGACGGCGAAGTGGCGCGCCTTTATGCGCGACGTCCTTCTCGACGGCGTCCAACTTAACGGGACTAATGGAGTCTCTCAGGCGTCCGTCGTCTCGACTAATGTAGACTCGTCCGAGTACGGGGACGCCTCGTTTATCATCGTGAACGCTAATATTCAGATCATCGGGGTCGAGGTTATCGCCCCGTCCGCATAAAGAAGGAGAGTAGACGTGCCGGCAGCTAATACGGGCTCCATCCTATTCGCGTCCCTCATTGGTAAGGCCGAGGGAACCGCGGGGACTTCTCCTTCGTTCGCTTCGGGCGGACGGAAGTTTCTCGTCGAGCCTACGGGCCTCATTACTCTCGGGAAGACGTGGGAGCTTGGCGAGGAGCGATCCATCGCCTACCGCGCGCCTATCATCGCAACTCAGGCGACGCTCATTTCTAACGAGCCTGAGATCTCCGTCTCCGTCCCTGCGGTATCCGTAGACGAGGCGTCAATCTGGCTCGGGATGGCGTTCTCTCCTTCGATCTCCGGGACTGCGGCCCCGTATACGTGGACGACGGACCCTTCGAACGGAAGCGCATCGCAGTCTCCGACTTCTTATTCGTTCATCTCGCAGGACGCGCTCGGCGGGACGACGACGGGCGGTAACGCCTACCTCATTAACTACGCGATGCCAACGGAGATCACGATCTCCGCGGAACGCTCAGGACTAACCTCTCTCAGCGCGACGCTCTTCGCGCAGAACGTCGCCGAGACGACGACGAACCCTGCGGCGTCTACCGCGATCCCGACGTCCGTCTTTATGCCGGGGCGACTATGGAAGGTCGCGATCGGAACCGCACTCGCGACGGGAACTTTCACCGATTACGGGTACGCCCTCGACTTCGGGCTCACGATTCAGACGGGCCTCGCGAAGTGGAGCGCGCTCAACGGAACCGCGACGATCTCGGGTCACGCAGAGACGGCGCGTCTCGGCGGTGAGCTTACGATGACGGTTCAATCCAACGCTTCAGCATCCGACGAGTTCTTTAAGGATCTCGGAACGCAGAAGTTTATCCGTCTCACGTGGACGGACGGAACGTATTCCCTCACGATCTACCTCTCGACCGTCGTCTCAGAGGTAACTCCTATCGCAGGTGAAGACGAAGGCATTACGACGATGACGGTCACGGCACGAATCGCAACAGATCCCGTGAGCCTGAAGCCGTTTAAGGTTGTGGCAGTCAATAGCGTGAGCGCGCTCCCGTAAGTTCTTCGGGAGGCGAGAAGAAGGAGGCAACGTGAGCGAAGTACGCGCAGATCGTAAGATCAGGATCGAACTAACCGCGCCATTTGACGGATGGTGGGCGGAGATGAGACTCCACGTCCCGTTCAGGCTCGCAGTAATGCTCGAGTCTGATTCTCCGACGGATCGCGTGAACGCGATTAAGTCGATCATCGTCGCGCACAACTTCCGCGAAGAGGTGGGATACGAAGATCCAATCGAGGACGTTCTCCTCGCCCCGGATGATGCGATCTCGCAGCTCCTCGAGAAGTGGGGAGCACTAAAGGCGGCCCTCCCTTCCGCGTAAGGCGGGCGGCGCAACTGATCGCCCTCGGGCGACCCGTTCGTCCTCCCGCAGAAGTCGTCGCGGTGGTCCTCGCAGAGAAGTGGGGAGTCACACCCGCTACAATCCTCGAGATGGATTTCGGGGACGTCCTAAGATGGTGGACGATTGTCTCCGATCTCAGTAAGACGAAGGAGAGATAGTGGCCGCATCATCCCGCGTCGATATCACGATCTCGAAGGAGACGCTCGAGCAGATCTCAGGGCTCTCCCTCGCCCTCGCCGCAGGGTTCGACGAGAAGAGGATCGATAAGGCTCTCTCCGCCGCCGCCCTCTACGCGGCGAAGGGTCAGGTTAAACCCGTGAAGAATGCCGCGCCCTCGAAGACGGGACGCCTCCGTCGCGCGATTTGGGCGAATCCCGTGATGAAGAATAAACCCGGAGCCTACGTCGGGATCAGGGCGGGTAAGTCCCGCGCCGATACGAAGGGCGCATATTACCGCTACGTCGTCACGTCGGGGATTAAGCGCGTCCCGTACGCCATCACGCCGAACCGCAGGTCGGGAGCTCAGGCCCTCAATATCCCGGGCATCGGGTATCGCCTCTCGGCGACGCGCACGTCTCCCGTTAAGGGTCGCCCGTTCGTCGAGGAGACGGTGAGCCGCAACTTCGACACAATCCTACGAATGTTCGGCGATGCTCTGACGTCTATTATCGAGCGCGGTATCCCGAAACGCGGCGGAGTTCGCGTTCGACTCCCGAAGCCGAGGTAACGAATGGGCTCATCCGCTCAGGTCACGTTCGCATTTCTCGCGAAAGACGCGGCGTCCGCAACTATCCGCGGGCTCTCGAAGTCAATCTCGGGACTCGGGAAAGTCGCGTCAGGAGTGGGAGGCATCCTTAAGACGGGGCTAAAGGTCGGGATCGCGGCGATCGTGGGCGCGGTCGCGGGCGCAGGGGCCGCCCTCGCAGCCTTCACGAAGGGCGCGATCGAGGACGAGGCAGCTCAGTCAAAACTCGTCGCAGTCCTTAAGGCGCGCGGCATCGCCACGAAGGAGAATCTCGCGGCGACGGAGGAGTCGATTAAGGCAGGAGCGAAGCTCGCGTTCACGGACGATCAGGTGCGCGCGGGGCTCGCAACCGCGACGCAGTTCACGAATAACTTCTCAAAGGCTCAGAAGATCCTCGCCGTTTCGCAGGATCTCGCCCGGGCGAAGAATATCTCTCTCGAGAAGGCGACCCTCCTCGTCGGGCGCGCCTACGACGGAAATACGACGGGTCTCTCCCGAATGGGCGTCGCGCTCGAGAAGGGCGCGAAAGGTACGAAGGCACTCGACGCCGTAACGGCGAAGTTCGGGGGCTCGGCGGGTGCGTATACGGAGACGACCGCGGGCGGTATCGAGGCCCTTACGATTCAGCTCGCCGAGGCGGGCGAGTCCATCGGGCAGTCTCTCCTCCCGATCGTGAACGATCTCCTTAAAGTCTTTAACGAGAAGGCCCTCCCCGTCATCCTCTCCGTCGTGGACGGGATTAAGTCCTTCATCGATAATAATCGCGGTCTCATCGCGTCAGTCGTCGAGACAGTCGCAGGATTCGTCGGGAACCTGATCCCCGTCCTCGTTCAGGTCGGACAGTTTATCTTCGGGACGATCGTCCCTGCGATCGTCGGGTTTATCGAGAAACTTACCGCGCCCGGGGGCGTGACGGATTCCGTCGGACAGGTCGTCGGGGGCATTATGAAGGACCTCGTTCCCGCGTTCGGAAGGTTCTTCGACGGCGTGGGGAAACTCGTCGGAAAGGTCTTCGAGCTCGTGGGCGTTCTATGGGGCGACGGTACGGGTCCTCTCGCGATCGCGGTTCAGGCGATCGGCGGAGCCTTCTCGATCGTTCTCTCGATCCTCGGGAATATTGGCGGGGCTATCGCGACCGCGATCGATTTCGTAATGAAACTCGGGAAGGCGATTATGGATTCCCCGATCGGATTTCTTATTAAGGCAGTCGCGGGCATCGTCGGAGGAGCGGCGGGCGCAGTCGGGGGCGCGTTCGGGCTCGGCGGGAATACGGGAGTCGTCCCTGCGTCCGTGACGAGCGGCGGCGGTCGGGATTCCGTAGGCGGGCGAGACGTCGTCGTTTCTAACTCGATTACCTTCGGGCGCGATGCCGCCTCGAGCGTGAATACAACTCTCGGAGCGTCAGTCAGGAGCGCGACCGGGACTCGGATTACAGGCCGCGGATAATGCCCGGAACCGCGCCGTTCCAACTCTACGTCGATCTCCCCGCGATCTCCTCCGCCGTCATCTCTTCGGGAACCGTAACGATTACGACGGCATCGTTTCACTCCGTCGCGACGGGATCATACGTTCAGGTCGAAGGGCTCGGCGGAGCGGGGACGGCGATGAACGGCGTCTTTCAGGTCACGGCGTCAAGCGGGACGACGCTCACGTATACCTCGGGCACGACCTCGGGAACGGCTTCGGGAACCGCGCTCGCAACGGGCGCGGCGTCTCAGGATGTTCTCAATCCTCTCGGCAGCTACGCATCGGCAGATCGTCCGTTCGCCGTCTACGTGGAGCTCGAATCGCTCTCGATGAGCGCATCGGGGGACGGGAATACGAGCTCGATGGCGTTTACGCTCCTTCAGGACGTCACGCCGTCCGCGGGGCCGTGGCATCTTTCGATCCCCGATCAGGCGCGGATCAGGCTCTACAAAAAGAATACGGGCTCGGCTCCGACGGATACGACGGATCTTTACTTCATCGGAACGATCGCGAGCATCGCCTCTCGGATGAACGAATCAGGTCAGGGGACGATCTCTGATATCAGTATCGAAGAGGTGAACGGCGTTCTCGATCGCCTCGTGGTATTCGGAAAGGAGCGTCAAGCGCGCGACCCTGAAGGAGAGGGCGGGTTTAGCCGTTCGGGGAACGTGACGACCGTCACGACGAGTACGGATCACGGATACGCGGTCGGAGATAAGGTCAGGATCGCATCCGTGATCGGCGGAGTGAACGCATCGTTTAACGGAACCTTCACGATCGCCTCGACTCCCGACGACGTGACGTTTACGTACGCCAATACGGGCTCCAACGCAACAGGCGACAACTATAGGAATATCGGAACAATCGCTCACGCGACGAAGGGTTCGAAGAAGATTCTTAATAAAGTGCGCGTCACTTTATCTTCTACCGCGTTCCACGGGCTCTCGTCAGGCGATACGCTCGAGATTCGAGACGCGGTCGGATCGTCCGATAAGGCGACGGCGCAGATTAACGCCGTCTTCTCGGGATCTAATGTGAAGAAGATCTCAGATACCGTCCTCGAGCTTACCCTTAGCTCCTCGCTAAACTTTGCTCAGACGTGGACGGGTGCGGGGGAGATCCGCGGAATCGTGACGATTACGCCGATCGGATCGCAGACTCAAACGACGATCCCGATCGTCGGAGGCGAAGACGAGGGAGACGCCGTTCGGAAGGTGCTCTCGACGGTGAACTCCTATAAACGGCGGGAGTATCCCGTTCAACGTCTCGTCTCTACGACGACGACCTCGGGAATCTCAAGCTCCGTCGCGGCCTCATCCGACGCGGGCCTCTCAATCCCGGGCGGAACCCTTCGTAGCGTTCTCGATTCTATCGTCGAGCTCTACGGCGGTCAGGACTCTAAAGAGAGGCGATACTTTATCAATCTTACGAACCGCGCTCTTCAGTATCGGCTCGTGAATACCGCGAATCAGCCGACGTACGCGACCGCACCGTATCGGATCACGACCTCCTCTCCGGGGACTCCTGATACGACGACGGCGGCGGCTTCGGTCGCGCCCTATTCTCTCGAGGTCTCATACGATCACCAGACGACGAAACAGGCCCTCTTCGGACTCAACTCCACGACGGGCGCGACGACGCGGAAGGTCATTAAGTATACGGAGGTCGGGTTTACGAATCGGGCGGGCGCGCCCGTCTTCGACGGAGTCGTGGAGTTCCCGACGGCAGCGGCATCGCCCGCGACGCAGGTCACGCGCGCGGCGAAGTCATACTTCATCGAACGCCATAAACCGCTCCTCACGGGGACGTTTACCCTTCGGGGAGCGGGAACCGCGGCGCATAATAACCTCGGGTTCTCGGCGGGCTACTACCAGACGGGAGCCTCAACGTTCGCCCTACAGACGAAGTGGGAGCCGGGACAGTTCGTTTTTATCGAGTGCGTCCCGCTATCACTCTCGGGCCTATTTAGGGTCGAGACGGTGGATTGGAGCCTCGAGCCCGGATCGTATGTTCAGGTCATCCGCGTAACGTTTAATCGCAGGAGCCCGAATAATCTCGTGGACGCCATTAAGAAGGGAGGGATCTCGTGAGCAGTCGTATCGGATCGGATCAGAACTTCATCGCGACGACGAGCGCGGGAATCCTTGACGATCAGGCGAACTCGATCGTCTCCTCGGATACGACGTTCGGATCTTCTCCCCTCGGGGTGGCAGCTCGAACTCAGGCACTTTTCGGGATCGCGAACGCGAGTTTTAACCTAACGCCTCCCGATCCTACGCTCCCGATCGTTGATAACGATAACCCTCTTCCGTATTGGACGATCGAGAACGGAACCGAAGGAGACGGAACCGCGATCGCAGTCTTCGACGATGCGACGTCCACGTGGGGCGTGGAGCTCAGCCTCGGAACCGCGACCGTGGACGCTGCGATCTCAATGACGACGCGATCGTTTCTCCTGAATGACGATAATCTCGCCCTTCGTCAGAAGGCCCTCTCGGTTCTCAGTAAAAGTGGAACCGCGGGCGGAACCGCGGCTCAATGGAACCTCGTTCTCTCCGCGGAATATTTCTCCGAAGCGGGGGCGAGCCTCTCGTCGTACGCGATCGGAACGGTGACGGACGTAACGACGTGGACGAGCATCTCCGGGACGACGACCGCGGGCGGATCTGCGATCAGCTCTTCGGCGGCATATGTGGATCTTACGTTCACAATGACGGCACTCGGAACGGTCACGGGCTCGGCGAAGGCGACGATTAAGAGTCTTCTTCTTCAGACGAGCACTCCTGCGGCGGGCGGAGGGAACTCATTTCTCGTGACGGAAACGTTCACGTCGAGCGACACGTGGACGCGACCTACGGGCGTGGATTATCTCGTCGCGGTTGCGGGATACTCCGCAGGCAACGGGGGGCAGGGTGGGAAGGGAAAAATCTCGCGCCAAGGGGACAGCGGCGGCCTCGGCGGTGGGGGTCAGCCGGGAGCCTATGGCCTTCTCCGCGACCTGTACGTCGGAGATGTTGCGACGGTGAGCGTCGGCATCGGCGCAGGCGGCGCGGGCGGTGCGGGCGGTACGGCAACGAAGGCCGTTAGCGTAACGACCGCAACGATTCAGACGGCAGGAGCGGACGGCGGCGTCGGGGGCAATACCACTTTCGGTTCGTATCTGGTCTGCGCGACCACAGCCTCAGCCGCCGTGACCGCACAATCTGGCACGGTGACTACCACGCTGCCGTTTCCAGACAAAGTGGTGACTTCAACCGCTCGCACCACAACCGCGACGACGGATGTATCAAACTCAACCCTTACGACAAGCGGATTTACCGCGCTACCGTTCCAAGAATCGTTCGCTCTTTCGGGTACGAATGGAGCGAACGGCACGGCAGACGGTGCGACGGTTGGCGGAAAGATTACTGCGAGGGGAGGCGTGCGAACCGAAGGTGGAACGGCAGGACAGGCGGGAATCGGGCTTTGTATGGGCGGCGTCAGTTCTGATACTCGCATCGACAGCTCAGGCGGATTTGCGTACAGCGGCTCAGCCCTGCCAACAGGGACGGCAACCTACTACGCAGGAAGCGCGGTTCAGACGGCGGGCGGCGGCGGCGGCGCGGGGGTCTTTTGGATCAGCACCACAGCGGGAACAGGAATCTCAGCGGCGGGAGGGAACGGAGGGAACGCTTCCGCGAATAGCGGGTCAGGCGGCGGTGGTGGCGGTCCTGCGTTGTGGGGCAACAATGCGACGACAGCCGCAGGGACGACGGCATACACCAACTCATCAGGAACCGCGACAGGTGGCAACGGTGGGGATGGTGGAAGCGGCTATCTCATTGTCGCTTATATCGGATAAGGAGTAAAGATGAGATATGCGTTTATTTCTCCCTCGGCTCAAGTTCGACAAGTGATCACGGGAGGACTCTCGCCCGATCAGCTCGCGCTCTTCGAGCGGGATTATCAGGCCGTTTTCGGAACTATTTCCGCCATAAAGATCGACGACGACTCAGTCCGCGTATGGATCGGCGGAACCTATACTCCCGAAGAGGGATTCCTCCCTCCACCTCCTCCGCCGCAGCCCGAGATCGTCGAGGGTACGTCCGAGGAGATGATCGAAGAGATCGTAGAGGGGACGACGAATGACGCAGCGTGACGCGAATACGGAGATTCTCGCGAGGCTCGATCGGATCGAGAAGGACCTCGGGATGATTAAGCTCGAGCTCGCCGAGACGCGCGGAGCGTATCGCCTCGCGAAGTTCGTGATCGCCCTCCTCGGAGTCTCAGGACTCGGCGGCGTAACAGCGTGGTTCGCCTCGCAGGGTAAGTAATGCGGAAACTCGAGATCCGTTCTCAACTCGCCGTCGATCGCGAGGCTCGCAGAATGGGCGTATGGGACGATTGCGGGCCATCATCCGCAGCGGCGGCGGCCTCGTGGGTTCTCGGAAAGACGATCACGGCGCGCGAAGGCATCGCCGCGAAGGAGCGCGCAACCGGGCACGTAGACGCTCAGGGCGTCTCGGATAACGGCTCGAACCTCCCCGAACTCCTTAAGACGGTTAAGGTCCTCGGCGCGGACGGACGATATCCGTCTTCGTGGGACGACGCGATTCGCGCGGGGAAGAGGGGCGCGGCCCTAATCGTAAACGTTTCGAACGGGCTCTCGCCGTTTTATGACGGCGTCAAGATGTCGAAGTGGCATCGTCAGCTCGTCAAGAAGAATCCGGGGGCGGTCGGGTATGGGCATATGGTCGCCTTCGCCTACGACCCCGTTATCGGGTGGCAGTTCGCGGACCCGACGATGAGCGGGGAGACGACGGAGGTCTACGCCGTCCCCGTTACGGAGGCTCAGGTACGATCGATCGCATCATCGAAGGGAGACGCCCCGAAGGGGCGGACCCTCATCGTCAAGAAGTAAGGAGAGACTATGAATCCACTCGTCAGCGATATCGTAAACGCGACACTCCTCGCCCTGATCCCCGTCGGGATTGGCGGGATCGCCTATCTCGCCCGTCAGGTGGCGGGCTACCTGAAGGCTCGGATGAATGCCGAGGCGTACGCGATCGTCGAGAAGATCGCGGCGACCGTCGTCGCCTCCGTCGAGAAGACGCTCTCCTCCGAAGAGGGTCAGGTTAAGAAGGACGCGGCAGTCGCGCTCGTTCAGTCCGAGGCCCTGAAGCGTGGGATCACGCTCGATATCGAGCAGCTCGAGAACGCCGTGGAAGCGGCAGTCCTCCGACTCGAGATCGCATCTAAGTAGACGCTCAACTCTCCGCATAGTAGACTCCGCGTAGACTCGACGTAGCCGTCGGGCGAAGTATGGGGAGGCTCTATGACGAAGATCGAGGACGCGCTAAAGAAGATCCCTCCAACGCGGAAGGGGTCGCGATGCTCAGTCGCCGCGCTCTATGCGGCAGTCCCGGAGGCGGAACGCGCCGCCCTTAAGAAGGCGGTCGAAGATATCGGCGTGAATCGTACGCCCGCGCTCGGACTCTCTCTCGCGATCTCGTCCGCGTACGGGATTGACGTCCATCGGGCATCGCTCGATCGGCATCGTCGGAAGGATTGTCTCTGCGGGAGGATCGAACGATGACGAAGATCGAGAAGGCGATCGCGCGCGAGATGGAGGCGGCGAGTCAGGTCGTCGCATATGAAGAACTCAAGGCGGCGCACGTTCGCGTCCTCCGCCAACTCGAGAAGATCCGACGCTCGGAGGATGAATATACGGAGGCCGTCTATCGGGCGGCGAGAGATGCCGCGGCGTCGATGACGATTAAACCCGTCCCCGCGCCGAAGGCAGATAAGAGAAAGAAGGGCGAAGAGAAGGCTCTTCTCCTCTGCGCAGATTGGCAGGTCGGAAAAGTAACGCCCGACTATTCGACGGAGATCGCCGCATCGCGCGTCGCACTCCTCGCGAAGAAGGTCGAGCAGCTCGTCGAGATTCAGCGTACGGATCATCCCGTCCGCGAGGTGAACGTTTTTCTCTTAGGAGATCTCGTCGAGGGCGAGGATATCTTTCCGGGTCAGGCGCACCTCATCGACTCAGGACTCTACGGGCAGATCTTCTCAACGGCAGAGATGCTCGCGGGACTCCTGCGATCTCTCGCCTCGCACTTCGAGACGGTGAGAGTCTTCGGCGTCATCGGTAATCACGGAAGGATCGGGCGATGGGGAACGTCGCGGCCCGAATCTAACGCGGACGCGATCGCCTATAAAACGGCGGCGATGCTCGTCCGAGACGAGAAACGGATTACGTTTAAGGAGACGTTCACGGAAGGCGAACGGCATTGGAACGAAGTCGTCCCCGTCACGGTGGAAGGCGTCACGAAGAAGTGGTTTCTCTTCCACGGTGATCAGTTAAAGGCGTCGATGGGGTTCCCGTTCTACTCCCTGAATAAGAAGCTCGGCGGGTGGAACTTAAGCGTTACGGATTTTTCATATGCCGCGTTCGGGCATTGGCATACTCCGTCGCGCCTCGTCGCGGCGGACGGGAAACTTACCGCGTGGGCGGCGGGCTCTATCGAGTCCTCGAATACGTACGCGCAGGAGTGGCTCTCGGCGTCGGGAGATCCCGCTCAATGGTTACTCTTTCAGTCGCGCTCGGGGATCTCTGCGGAGTACCTGATCCGTCTCGGGGAGTCGAACCCGTAAACTAAGGGTCCGCCGCCGCATCGGAGCCTCCCCGGTGCGGCGGCCCTTACTTTCCCTCTCCCGAGCCCGTAGGGCGTTTCGGGGGCATTCCGCTCCTCTATCCGCATTAGCGCGCCTCTACGGGGCGCGGAGGGCATCCTACGGCGATTCTACGAGGGCTCTCCGTCCACGCTCAGGGCGGAGGGGTGGATGAAGAATATTCATCGTGAATATCTGAAACGCCCTTGACGGTCCTCGTGGTACGGGTGTACCATCGTGAGAGATCGGGGAGATACCCCGTGAAAAATAGGAGGCAGATATGAGCTTCGCAGAAGTAAAGAGGATGGCGGGACTCGACGGCGTCGGGCGGTACGGCCTGAAGTGCCAAGAGTGCGACGGCGGTCTCAATATGTCCCCGGGCCGATCGTGGACTCGCGTTAATACGTGCGCGCATTTCGCGGAGAGGCTCGCGAGCGTCGAGTCTATGCCCGGAGTTCGGATTCACAAGGGGACGGGATGCTACGCGAATAGCGAGGTCTACGCGGTTATTACGTACCTGATCCCGAAGACGATCGCGGAGGTGGCGCGATGAAGATCCTCGCCTATCTCCCGCATCATATCGATATCCCTTCGGAGGTCCTGAAGGAGTTCGATCAGATGGCGGACTTTACCCGTCTCTCGGATGTCGCGGCGATGTCGCGCGTTCCGGGGACGAATAAGTGGCTCGTTCTCGTGGATGACGGCGCGGGGATTCTCGCGATTGGATTCGAGAAGAAGAAGCCGACGCTCGCGGACGTTCTCCGCGCGATGAAGAGTCAGGAGGTCGCTCAATGATTACGGAGAAGCTCACGGGACCCGAAGACGGCGATCAGGCGGGCGAGTGCTCACTCTGCGGGCCGTATCGAACGCAGATCGAGCGGGGCGAGATGCGTCCCTGCTACGAGTGGGCGCGCGAAGGCGCGACCGTTAAGGAGGGGGAAGGTGAATAAGGCCCTAACGCTACTCGGGGAGGTCGTAGCCGTCCTCCTCTTTATCGCCGCGATGATCGGCATCCTCGCGATCGGAGCGATGCGATGATCGCCGTCACGTATCCGTCCCTCTTCGGGACGACGCCTGATCGGAAGATCGGGACGTGGGATGAGCTCGTGACGATCCTTTCGGATCATCGCGAGAACAGAGATAAGGAGCGCGCGCCTCTATGGTCGCCCGTGACGCTCGTCCCCGGAGGGACGCGGAAGAACGCGGCGGTCGCGCAGGTGAACGCGCTCGTCTTCGACGTAGACGGCGGGACGGCATATGCGACGGCGAAGGCGGCCCTCGCGGATCGCGAATGGATCGCCTACTCGACGTTCTCGCATACGCCCGAAGAGGAGCGATTCCATCTCGTCGTCCGACTCCCTGATCCCGTATCGGGCGAGGCGTGGGCGAAGGAGTACGACAAGCTCCGAAAGGGGATCGAGTTCGGGGATACCCTGCGCGCTCCGTCGCACTCTTATTTCCTCCCGCAGCATCGCCCGGGGGCGGAGTATTTCGTCGAGGTGAATCGATGAGCCCGCTCTACGACTATCGATGCGCGAAGTGCTCGCGCACTCGGGAGGTGGCGCAGTCCATTACGGACGATCGCCTGATCCTCTGCGAGTGCGGGTATTGGATGGAGCGGGAGATCCCGCGGCCCTCCCTCGTCTTTAAGGGCGAGGGATGGGCGAAGAAGGATAGAAAGTCAGGAGGCGGAAAGTGAAGCTCGATCGAAGGAACGAACCGAAGACGTTTATGGATTATCGCCCGCTTAGTCGCGGGAGCCTGATCCGGGGCGAGGACCGCGAGACGTGGAGGCTATGGATGCTCATCATCTCGTTCGGAGGGATCGTCATCTCGGGGATCATCGCCGCGGCGGTGGGATCGTGAGCATCTCGAAGGCGATCGATCCGAAGCGGGTCGGGATCTCGAAGAGTCTCGTTACCTCGACCGCGCTCTGCGGGCGGAAGGGATGGTTCTCCGAGAAGATCCGACTCGAGGACGGGTCGCGCCTCCCGTTCATCGCCCCGGAGCGCGTCGCGTTCGGGAGCGGGCTCGATGAGGCGATCCTCATCATCGCCGAGGCCCTGCGCGCAGGGCGAACGTGGGACGAGTCGGACGTGGTAGACGAGGCCCTTACCGCGGTTCAGGCTCGCCCGACGATCGGGATCGATTGGGAGATCTTTGACGCGCAGCTCAGGGCGGCGATAAAGATCTTCGTCTACGACGTACTCGAGCCCGAGCTCGTGACGTTCCGAGACGTCTACCTTCAGGGGCTCGACGGCGAATCGCTCAAGGTGGACGGGCTCATCGGGACGCCCGACTTTATCTTCCGAAAGTGGAAGGGCGAAGAGGGGGCGACGATGATCCTCGATCTCAAGGCGTCCGCGCGATCGAAGTCCGTAAAGGATCTCCGATCGGCGGAGATGGCCTTCTACTCGTACCTCTGGAGCCGCTACTCGGCGGGAGAACTTCCGGGGGTCGGGTATCTGACGTACGTCCGAACGAAGCGTCCGACGTATCAGCTCATCACGGGAAAGGCGACGGGGGAGCATCTCCTCCTCGCCGAGCAGTATCTCGCGGCGACGAGGTCCGTCGTCGGGCGCGATTCGGTGGAGGAGGTCGCATTTACGACCTCGTTCTGCGGATCGTGCGAATGGAGGAAACCGAACCCGCTCGTCGGGTTCGATGGTTGTAGCGTCGGGAGGCTCATCGCCTCCGACGAGAAGGAGGAGGAGTAATGGCAGGGTTCGATCTTTCAGGATACGTCGAAGTCGCGGATCGACTTCGGGAATGGTACGAAAAGAATCCGACGGCGAGGATCGTTACGACGATCGTCGAGCAGTCAGAGAAGCGCGTCACGGTGAAGGCGGAGGTCTTCCGAAAGGCGGACGACGTCCTCCCCGCGGGCGTAGGGCACTCGGCCCTCGGCGTTCCGGGGACGACCCCGTATACGCGCGGCGCGGAGCTCGAGAACGCCGAGACTTCGGCGATCGGGAGGGCACTCGTAGCGGCGGGCCTCCCGTCGAAGAAGGTCGCCTCGGCAGATGAGGTCCTCGCGAAGAGAGGCGCGGCGGATGCTCAGGTCGCCCGAGCGGCGACGGAGATCTTCTCGGAGACGGAGACGGTCGTCATCGCGGCGAATCCCGTCGCGAAGATCGGGGCAGAACTCGCCGCAGGGCGATGCCCGGTTCACTCGCGGGATTGGGCGTTTAAGGAGGGTACGTCGAAGGCGGGGAAGGCGTACGCCTTTTGGTCCTGCGGAGCGAAGGACGACAACTATCCGCGCGGATGGTGCGATGAGAAGCCTTCGAAGGCGTGGGAAGTCGCGCAGGAGGCCCGACGATGACGGTCGCGAAGAAGTGCTCAGAGTGCCGAAAGGAGGCGGACTATCTGAAGCCGTCGAAAGGGACGCGCCCGATATGCCGATCCTGCTATCTCGCGCATCTAAAGCGTCTCGCCGCGATCTATGGCGGTTCGAACTATGAGAACGAACGCGCCGAGGTCCTCGTCGAGATCCGTCGCGTCGAGGAGGATCAGCGATGAAGGGGCGACCGTGGGCGAAGTTCGACGTCGGGATGCCGAGAGATGCGAAGGTGGCGACGCTCTCATCCGACGCGGCGAGGTGGGCCTTCGTCGCGATCATCCTCGCGGCGAAGGAGTCGGATCGTCCGGGATACTTCGAATCGCTTAAGCATCTCCTCGCGGTCATCTCTCCGACGGTAGGAGAGGCGGTCGGGGAGCTCGTGGACTCAGGACTCCTCGCCGTGGACCCCGACGGGGTGATCCATATCGCACAATGGCGGAAGTATCAGATCGACCCGACGAAACCCGAGAGGGCGGCGCGGTATCGAGAGAAGAAGGCGGGCGCGGTCCTGCGCCCGTCATCGATCAGGGGCGGTAAACCGTCCGCGCTCGGCGATCTCCTTCGGGAGGTAAAAGGATGAGCGGGTTCGGTTATCTCGTACCGATTGATTCCGAGATCCGTCAGCGGGCCAGAGAACTCCTCTATCCGGGGGAGACGATGAGCTACCTCGGGAAAGAGGCGGAGGTCGCGGGGGCGTTCGGAGAGGCCGCGTTCGAGCGGGCGTGGGCTCGCCTCGGCGGGAGCATCCTCGAGCACGTCGGAGCCTACGAGTTCGATTATCGGGAGAGGACGATCGGAGAGATCGAGGTAAAGACGAAGCCTCGGAGCGTCCGCCCGGAGGCGCACTATCAGGCGGGAGTCGCCGTGGCGAACCTCGAGTTTCAGCATCCCGAGGCGTTCGTCTTCGTCTCTCTTTACCCGAAGGCGGAGGGTCCGTTTTTCAGGTACGAGGAGGCGTGGGTGGTCGGATGGATGAGCGATGCCGAGTTCCGAGAGAGGAGCGTCCTCATCCCGAAAGGCTCAACGATGGGCGGAGGAGGAGCCTCGTTTCGCGATATGCGGGACGTGGATCTCTCGCAGCTACGACCGCTCGAAGAGTTAGTCTCTGCGTCCCTTTTGCGTCCACGGGACGATTTACTACGTCCCCTAAACGTCAAAAAGGGCGGAGGAGATGAGAGATGAGATACGTGAGATGAGAGAAAATATTAATAGCAAAAAGGAGGAGACGATGACGGAAGAGGTTAAGAGTTTCGAGGCTCGGATGGAGCCCTACTACCGCGAAGCGTTCGCGATTCTCTGCGAAAGACAACGCCGATACGGGCCGAAGAATATCCTCGAGGCGGGGACGTGGGGAGTGCTCGAGCAGCTTACGAATAAAGTCGAACGGGCGAAGGCTCAGATTAGCGGCGAGGTCGTCAGCGGGAGGATTCTCATTGACGAGCTCGGGGTGGAGCGTGAGGCCGTCCTACGGGATAGCATCCTCGACCTCGTGAACTATTCCGTCATCCTCCTCGCCCTTCGGGATGGGGAATGGACGAAGGATATGAGAATGGAGGTCCGTTAATGACGCGGCGGGACGAGGTTCTTCAGATCATCCGAGGGCACGTTGTCGCGAACGGCTACCCTCCGACGGTTCGTGAGATTGCCGCGGCCCTCGGGGTCGGGCACTCTACGGCGCAGCGCGCCATCCTCGAGCTCATCGCGGAGGGAAAGATCGAGCGGCAGGGCGGAGCCGCGAGAGGGCTCAAGGTGAACGAATGAAAGGCGTTCGCCTGATTAAGTGCCGCGTCTGTCGCCGCCCGGGTGGGGAGTGCCCGACGTTCGGGAGGCTCTATCTCGATCCTCCGCGGACCTGCGGGATCTGCGGAGTCCAGATGCGGGCGATATACCTCGGAGGTCCCTTCTTCGGAGGGCACGAGGGCGAGGTATTGGCGTGGGAGTGTATGGATTGCGATACGGCGAAGGCCGAAAGGAGGGAACGTGGAGCGAATCGGTGAGTTCAGGATGACGGGCGGCGGAGCCGCGATCACGGTCGCGCTCGAGGTCGGAGAGTATCCGTCAGGGCATACCGCGCTCGTCGCGGTGGATGCGAAGACGGGGGAGCAGCTCGCGAAGCTCTCCGTCGATTTCCCCGACGAGGAGATGGCGGACGGAGAGATCTATCTCAAGGATTACGCAGAGAACGAACGCCTCGCGCAGTATGCGATCGGGCTCGGGTTTCTCGAGCCTTCGGATGCGGGGCTCGATCTCGTGGGCGGGTTCCGAGAGTTCCGCCGATATCGGATCATCGGGTAGGATCGGCATATGGCAGGAGTAAAGGCGAAGAAGAACGCAGGGCCTCGGAAGGAGCCGAGGTTTATCGTCTCGCCCTGCGGCGGGTGCTCATCTCCTATCTCCGCCCTGAAAGATGCGTATCGCGTGAAGTGGATCTCCTTCGACTCAGGGAAGAGACGATCGGGGATGACGTGGCGGCATCGCGGATGCGTGGGACTGAAGTAATGGCGCGGATGAAGGATCTCGCGATCACGGAGGAGAATAAAGAAAAGTCCGTTCGGGGGAAGAGGGCGCGCAACTCAGGGAACGCCTTCGAGCGTGAGATCGTCGCCGCCTTCGGGAACGGTGCGCGCAGGGTCGGGCAGTTCGGCGGAAAGACGGACGTCGAAGTCCCCGGATGGTTAGCGATTCAGGCGAAGTGCGGGAACGGATTCTTTCCGACGCGCCTCGATAACGCGCTCCGATCTCTCTCCGTTCGCGGCGATGAGCTGAAGGCGGTCGTCGTCGGGAATAAACCGGGGATGGGCGTCAGGCGTACGAGCCTAATCGTCTTCGATCTTCAGGACTTTCTCTCGTACTACAACCATCGGGCGGAAGATGCGACTTCGGAAGACGCCTAAGACGGAGCGGGTCTCCCGAGAGGAGATCATCCTCGCGCTGAGTCAGGCGAAGATCTCGGCAACGGCGGCCCTGAAGGATACGCCTCAATACGTCGCGGGATATGCGGACGGGATCGGGCTCGCGATCGATCTCATCCGCGCCGTCGAGGACCTCGAGAAGGCGATCGTCCGAGAGGGTTACGAGAGACGATGATTATCCGATCCGCGATCGCGTGGCTCGTCTTCGTGATTGGAGCCTCCGCGATCGTCGCCTTCGTCCGCCCGATCTCCGAGCAGGTATTCCCTCTCCCGTCAATCTTCGCCGATCGTGATTCGATAAAGCCTGAGCCTACGCCTGAGCCGATCCTCCCGAACCCTACGCTTCACGGCATCGCGACGCACTATGACGCGGAGCGCAACGGAGAGACGACGTGGTATTCCCGCGCAGGGATCGAGTTCTACGGCGCAGCGGGCCCCGATCTTCGGAAGGAGGTTCGGCACGAGTGGCGTAACTCTTATCGCGTCATCGTGACGTCGGAGAGGACGGGGCGATCGCTCGTCGTATGGATCGTGGACTTTTGCGAGTGCCGAGGCGGAGATAAGAATCCGAAGAACGATCGTCTCGTGGATCTCGCGCCCGCAGTATGGAACGCCCTCGGGGTCCCGCTGCATCTCGGAGTCACGCCCGTAACGATCGAGCTCCTCCCCTAAGTTCTCGCGATCGGCTATCCTCGCGATCCGGGAGGAGGCAGCCTCCCGGACTAAGAGGAGGACGAATGGCATCGGAGACGAAGGCAGATCGGGCCGAGCGGGTGAGGCATAACCTTACGACCGCGGAGGCGAAGATCTTCGTCGCGATGGTACGCGGAGCGCGCGGCGACTCTCGCGTCCTTACGAACGTCACGAACGCGCACGATACCCTCGGGCTCCCTGCGTCGTGGATGCGTGAGCGTATGGCGGGACGGATCAGGATTAAACCCGTGGACCTCGAGATCCTCGAGCGTCTCCTCTCAATCTCGAAGACGGGCTCCGTCGAGGCGGCGGATCGGAAGACGAACCGCGAGGAGTCATCCCTCGAGGTGGCGAAGTATCGGAACGCGATCGGAAAGATGTGTCGATCCTGCGCCCCTGATCCTAAGAGGGGCGAGACTGAGCAGCTATGCCCGGACTCCGTATGCCCTCTTCGTTCGGTATCGCCGCTCCGCCTGAGCGATAAGGCGTGGGGACCTCCGATCGTCGGTAAGGATTGGGGGCGTTAGGATGCCATCGGGCGCGCGTGGATGCTCGTTAGGCGAGATGCCATATGGCGAGAGAACCGGGGTTCGACTCCTCGGCGCGTCCATCATCCGAAGGAGGGTCTATGGCGAAGAGTGAAGCGAAGTCCGATCCGTACGCCCTGATCGAGGCGTACCTCGCGGACGCACTCGTTACCCTCGAGCTTCAGGATTGGGAGATCACCGTCTCGCGAGAGGCCGCGGATATTACCTCTCACGCCGATATCGAAGTCCACGATCAACGCAGGACGGCGGATCTTAGGATCGCCCGAGACTTCTTCTCGCAGTCCCCGGAGCGTCAGCGTCTCATCCTCGCGCACGAGCTCTCGCATATCATCTCGGCCCGACTCGATCGGGTTATCGAGAATCTCGAGGAGCCTCTCGGAAAGATTGGATATGCCCTACTCGAGCCGAACTTTATTGACGCGACGGAGAGGATGGTCGAGCACTTCGCCCGACTGATCGCACGAGAACTCCCGATCCCGAACTTCGGGCGGTGAGCCCTCTCGTCCCTTGTCTCGAATGCGGAGCTCCATCCCGCGCGTCGCGGTGCGAGATCCACGCCCTACCTGATCATCGGAAACGCCCCGGCTACGGCGCGGAGTGGACGAAGATCTCGCGAGAGATGAGGCGGCGGTTTCCGTATTGCGCGATGTGCCAGAGATCAGGGCTCCCGCTCGCGGTGGACCATATCGTCCCGCGCTCCCTCGGAGGCTCTGACGCCTTCGCGAACCTCCGCGTCCTCTGCGGCGATTGCCATCGCCGCTACGGGCGGACGAAGAGATCGCGAGGGGGGAGGGGCGTCGGATTCTGAGACGTCTATACCTTGTATATCCGACCCCCCATCGGAAACGCGCGACGGGGGGTTTTTTGGTTTTGGTGGAACGAACCGGTTCGGTGTGCGGTTCGAACCCTCCCGATTCCCGAGCGCGTTATCGGCTACGATCGAGCGATGACGAACTCATTTAAGAATCGGATCGTGGGCATCGGGGCCGAAGATCCTGAGCAGCTTCTCGCGAACCCGGGAAACTTTCGCGCGCATCCGGGGCGTCAGCGTGAGGCCCTGATCGCGCTCCTCGATGAGGTCGGGTTCGTCGCGCCCGTGATCGTGAACCGAACGACAGGTCATCTCGTAGACGGTCATCTTCGCGTCGAGCTCGCGCTATCCCGCGACGAGAAGGCGATTCCCGTTTCCTACGTCGAACTCACGGAAGACGAAGAGAGGCTCGTCCTCGCGACGTACGACTCCGTCGGGGACCTCGCGTTCTCGGATAAGGATCGACTTCGCGAACTCCTCGATTCCGTATCCTCAAAAGAGGCGGCGGTTCAGATGCTCCTCTCATCCGTCGCAACGGAGGCAGGACTTCTCGCCGCAGTCGGAACGCCCGAGGCTAAACCCGATCACTCTGTTACGTGCCCTGCGTGCGGCGAAGTATTCTCTCCTCGGAAGTAACGATGGGAACGCGAGGACCTCAACCAAAACCTACGGCACTTCGAATCCTCGCGGGCGAAACGTCTCCGAGCGTGATCAACTATGCGGAGCCGATCCCTGAAGGCGGACCGCTCACTCCTCCGAAGGATCTTCGCGACGATGCTCGGGTCGTATGGGAGCAGGTCGTCCGCGCCCTCGGAAAGACGGGCGTCCTCACCTCCGCCGATCGGCATATCCTCCGCCTCTACTCCGAGGCGATGGCACGATACGTCGAGGCGGAGACGATGCTCTCGAAGACGGGCCCGCTCATTAAGGGTCGAGACGGGAACCTCGTAAAGAATCCTCTTCACCAGATCGTCCGCGATAATGCGGACGCGGTGAAGAAGTACGCCCGGGAGATGGGGCTCACGCCCGCGGCGCGGGTGGGCCTGAGAGGAGAGATCGATGAAAACGCGAACTCGGCGACGTCGAAGCTCG